CGATGCTTTATGTTTGAAAGACCTTGACAAGAAATACTTAGGTATCTCTGCTTTGGCTCCAGGTTCTTACAACGAAACTTTCGCTTTGGCTACTCAGTACAGCGAATTGTTAGTTAACCAATTCCAAAAAGCAAACGACCAATTCCTTTGGGCTCAAGTTTCTGGTTCAGCTTCTACCTTCGGTGGAACTTGTGCTGTAAACGGTTTGGCTACTATCATCAGTTCTTCAACTGCAGGTGTAGTTCCAGTATTGATTAACGCTGCTTCTAGTTCAGCTGCTAACATTTTGACCACTATGGACACTATGATTGCTACTTCAAGTGCTGACGTTGCTGATCGTGAAGATTTAACTTTCTTTATGTCAGTTAGTTTGTTCCGTAACTACTTAACTGGTTTGAGATTAGCTAATAACTTCTACTTCGATCCAATGTCTGTTACTAACAGAGGTGGTTTGTATGAAATGCAATATCCTTTCCAACCAAACATTAAAGTTGTTGGTACTGTAGGTTTGCAAGGTTTGAATCGTATCTTCTTAGGTCCTGCTAAGCAAATCGTTGCTGGTACTGACTTGTTGAGCGATTTCACTGAATTCCAATTGTGGTATGATATCAATACTGACACATTGCGTCACCGTATTTCTACCAAATTAGGAGTTAACATTGCATACCCTGAATTCTGGGTATCTGCTCAATAATTTTTGTTTAACAATTTAAAATCAGAAAGATAATAATATGCCTTGCGCAATAACATCAGGATTCCAGTTGGGTTGTCGTGACAACACCGGTGGTATTAAAAATATTTACATCTTATCTGGTTCGATCTCTAGCATTTCAGGAAGCCAAGGTTTAATTACTTCGATTTCCGGTTCAGGTACCTACTATCAATTCCAGTTATTTAGACAAACGTCTAATTACAGCGAAGAGATAGTAGCTACTCCTGAGAATGGTACAGTAGTTTACAACCAAACTTGTAACGCTGTATTCTTCAAGATGCAAACTGCGACTCGTAACCAAGTAAGAGTATTAGCACAAAACCCTAACCTATCAATTGTTATTGAAACTAACAATGGTAGTGAAAACGGAGCCGCTCGTTGGTTCTTGATGGGCCAAGTAAACGGAGCTCAGTTATTGAGTGGTACCAGTGCTACTGGAACTGCATTCAGTGATTTGAACGGTTACAACTTGGTATTCTCAGGAAACGAACCAAATCCAGCTTCTGAAATTAGTGGTTCAGCTACTTCATTCACTGGTTCTTTAAGTGGTATTACAATTACCTCTTATTCAGGATCTCTTTAATCTTAAAAACAAACCAAAAGGGGGTTGCACTAACGTGTTAACCCCCTACTTGGTTGAAAGTAAACTATGCTCCAATTAAACGTTTCTTCCACAACAAATTCAAGTGCAGTTTACCCTGACGTAACAGCATCACTTGGTACTACTCAAGTGTTACTTGAATTTACTCAGTCATACGATTTTTCTACGAAGAGTAATGTAATTGCTACTTTAATTAATACACCAAGTGCTACAAATCCTTGGTTAGTATTTCAAGTATCTGGTTCAACATTGCCAACAGCATCAGGACAATACAATGTCAATATTTGGCAATTTACTCAAGCAGCTAATTTATTAACTTGGGCAACACAAAATACATTATGGGCTGCTACTAATGATACGTGGGCAGGAGTAGGAGGATTTATTAAAACACAATTATTGTCAACTGATAGGGCATTTATATCAGGTAGCAATCAGGTATCTACAACCACATATTTATTACCAGCAAACGGAGGTACTTACACTACCTATAACTACCCATAACAATGAGTAAAAAATATACATTTAAAACTATTCCACGCAACAATGATACTAATGCAAGAATTAGTATGATTGAACGTAAAAACCAATTTTATATTAGTTTTGGTGCTGATAATGGTTTCCCAAACAAATTAATTGATTTGATGAACTATTCATCAATTCACGGAACTTGTATCAACGCAACAGTTGATTCAATTATTGGTAATGGATTAACAACAACTAATCCAGAAACCTTAGATTTTGCAAACTTTGAAGGCGAATCTTGGAACGATGTTTTCAAGAAAGTAGCTAAAGATCTTAAACTATTTGGTGGTTTTGCTTTAGAAATAATCTGGAGTAAAGACAGAACTAAAATAGCAGAAGTATACCATATAGATTTTTCATACTTACGTGCTAAAGAAAAAAACTTTAGAGGTAAAGTACCAGGATACTACATTTGGGATGAATGGAATGGTATAAACTCATATGTTAACCAATCATTAGAAGATATTCCATTTTTACCAGTATACAACCCGTTAAAAAAAGACGAGGAACCATCACAAATTTACGTTTACCAAGCATACCGTCCAGGTATGAAATACTATCCAGTACCTGATTATGTAGGTGCTTTAAAAGTAATTGAATTAGATGCTCAAATTGATACTTTCCACCTTAACAACATTAGTAATGGTGCTGTACCTAGTTTAGCTATTACTACATTTACTAATGCTAACGAGGAAGAAAGAGAAGCAATTGAAATAATGCTTCGTAATCAATATGGTGGAGCAGAAAATGCAGGTTCATTAATTTATATGGACGTTGATAGTCCAGAAAATGCACCAGTCATAACCCCTATTGATTCAAACGGAACAGATGTTTATTATACAACTATAAACGATCTAGTAACACAGAAAATATTGACAGCTCACCGTATTACTTCTCCTATGATGTTAGGTATTAAAACCGAAGGTCAATTAGGTGGTAGAACAGAAACGAGTGAGGCATATTTGTTATTCACTAACACAGTAATTAAACCATTCCAACAAGCAATCTTAGATTGTTTTGATGAAATTTTAAAAATTAATTTTGGTAGCGATTACGTTTTAGGTATTCAACAATTGAACTTATACAGTGATGATGAGGAAGTTGTTGATGTAGTAACAGGACAAGACAGTGAGGTAGGAGAAGATAATTTACTTGAGGAACAAATTGAACGTGCTGATAGAGTAAATGACCCAAATATTAATCAAGCAGGACAAGAACAACCAATTAACTAAAATTTTTAAAATATAAAACTATGCCAATTCAAGTCATCAGCGGAACCACACCCGCAAATACAGGACAACTAGCTACTCCAGCAACTACTAATTTTAGTATTGCTTTTGTATCAGGTAGCTACGCAGATACTTATGTATCTTCTTCAGCCACTGCCTCATTAAGAGAAGCAGCTATTACAGCATTTTCCGTAGAAGGAATTAAAGTTGTATTCTATTCAGGTTCAACAGCTCAAGGAAATACAGCAGATACTATTTTTATTAATGATGTACCATTTGCTACTAGTGCTGCTAACTTTACAGCTACTGCCTCTGCGGTATTTAATGCTTCAGCTTCAGCAGTTAACAGTGCTACTGCTTATTCGTCATTACAAGGTATTACAAGTGCTGTTTCAGCATCTACTGGATTGTTGTTCTCTATTGGGGCAACAGGTAGTTATGATAATGCCTATAATTTAAATACTCAATATACAGCATTATCAGGTAGTACAACACTTACTTTTGGTGGTGCTTCAATGTTTGGACCTGCTGGTTCTGGTATTGTAACTGGCTCATTTACTACAATTACAGCTACTGCTGATGCTAATATTACTGTATCAGGTAGTGCTTTAGGAGTAAGTGGATTTGTATTACCTAGAGGAACTACGTTTACTGCTTATTCAGCAAGTGTTGCTTCTCCAATAATCGAAGCTATTACAGTTAATAACCCACAAGGTACTGTTGTAGCACAATAATAACTAAAAACTAAAACAATGACTGATGTATTAATCATTAGTGAAGAAAACCTACGTCAATTCACTGATATAAACAATAACGTAGATAGTAAATTACTAAAGAACGCTGTTCGTGAAGCACAGGACATTGAAATGCAGCGTATTTTAGGTACTAAATTGTACGAGGCTATTTTAGATAAAATTAAAACTAATACCTTAACAGGTGATTATGAGTACTTAGTATTAAATTGGGTACAAAATGCTTTATTATATGCTTCTTACTATTATGCTTTAGAAGACATTTATATGAGACCACGTAACAATGGTTTGTTGTCTCCTACAGGTGGTGAAAATAGTGAAAAAGTAGACGGTACTTGGTATAATCGTAAACGCCAATCTGTTGAAAATAAAAAGCAATTTTATGAAGAGCGTTTAACCAATTATCTAATTCAAAAACAAGGATTATATCCAGAATTAAACGGTAACGTTGAACTTCAACAAATGTACCCTGATTTTGGAGTACAATATAAATCACCAATTGTTATGAGACGTAATGGAAGAGGTTATCATGCAGGTCAAGCACGTGAATGTGGTTTACCTATTTATGATTCTCGTTATCCACAATTTCCTCAGTACCCTTACAGGTCGTATCAAAACAATGTATCTAATTTTTAAAATATAATATGGGACGTAATTTATCCAATTTATTCATTAGTCAATCATATCAGTTTATTACACAAATAAGTGGAAGTGAGCTACAAGATGGACTAGGAAATACTATAACAGGTAGTTTATTAATAACTTCCTCAAGAGCAGATAATGCTATTTCGGCATCACAGGCTATAAGTGCCTCGTTTAGTAACGTGGCTACATCGGCTTCATATGCTTTGGTGTCTACAAGTAGTTCATTTGCTACAAACGCTAATAACGCGGTTAGTGCGAGTGTAGCTACATCAGCATCATTTGCTGTAACAGCAAGCTATGCTTTAAATGCTGGAGCTACTGTAAGTACAGGTTCATTATTAGTTACTGCTTCTGCTGTTAGTAACGTAATTACATTCACTAAAGGAGATGGTTCAACATTTCCAGTAACTGTAGCAACTGGTTCTGCTACAACTGTAAATACTGGTTCATTACTTATAACAGCGTCTATAAACGATGCAACTACAACTTACACTAAAGGTGACGGTTCTACATTTGCTCTTACAGTAAATAACGTAGTAAACGCCAATAGTGCAAGCTTAGCAGCTAATGCTACGTCAGCATCATTTGCTACTACAGCAATTAGTTCATCATTTGCTACTAATGCTAATACAGCAACAAGTGCTTCATATGCGGTAAGTGCCTCACAAGCACAAAACGCTGTTACAGCATCATTTGTTGCTAGTGTTGTTTCAGCATCATATGCTTTATCATCATCACAAGCTGCTAATGCTACTACAGCATCATTTGCTCAAACTATAGCAAACGGATTAAGTCCTACATTTGCTAACGTAACTGCTTCTAATGTAATGATTACAGGTACGGCAAGTGTAGCTTTATTATATACTCAAACAGTTTCATCATCTGTAATTTACTCAAGTGGTTCAAACCAATTTGGTGATGCAAGTAATGATGTTCAAACATTATACGGAACATTTAATGTTGTAAATGGTCCTACTAATTTTACAGGTTCAGTAAATTCAGTAAATGGATATACAGGTAGTTTATTAGGTACTGCCTCGTTTGCTGATAATGCTACTAGTGCTAGTATTGCTGTTTCAGCATCACAAGCAATATCATCATCATTTGCTACATCCGCAAGTGTATCTATATCATCATCATTTGCTACTTCTGCCTCACAAGCAGTTAGTTCATCATTTGCTACTACTGCCTCATTTGCTTTAAACGTAACTCCAATTGATACTAGTTCATTTGCTACAACTGGTTCAAACACGTTTATAGGTAATGAAACAATATCTGGTTCATTAAATGTATCAGGTTCAGTAACAGGTAATGTATTAGGTAATAATACAGATACATACACAAGTTCACCTAGAGTTCAACAAGTAGTAACATTAACACAAGCAGAATATAACTCAATTGGTTCACCTGATGCTAATACATTATATATTATTTCAGGTTCAGTACCATTTAATTCTGCTAATTTTGCTACTACAGGTTCAAATACATTCGTTGGTAATCAAACAGTAACTGGTTCAGTAACAGCTACTACTGGATTTACAGGTAGTTTACAAGGTACAGCTTCGTTTGCTACTACAGCTTCGTTTGCTTTAAACGCAGGTGCTACACCTACTTTACAACAAGTAACTACAGCAGGTGCTACTACTAGCGCATCAATAACAATTAATAATACTGCTTCAGCTGATTATTGGATGGTCGATACTGTTCCTTTTGCTGATTTAAGTAGTGCTACTTTAAGAGCAGGTCGTATAGACGGTGCTGACCAAGACTTTATATTAGCAGGTAGAAACTTTAATGGTACTATTCCCTCTATTACAATGACTGATGGCGTATTTGTTTATAATGAATCAGCCCATCAATTTACAGGTTCAGTTGGATTTGATGGTCCAGTAACAGTAAATAATGCTGTTGTAATAACAGGTTCATTAAATATTACAAGTTCAATTACTGCATCAAATGTGATTGGTAACTGGACAGATACATTTACAAGTTCATCTGTTGTAAGTCAAATTGTTACTTGTACTCAAGCTGAATACAATACAGTGTCAGGATCAGCTAACGCTGCTAACACATTATATGTTATTTCAGATAGTACAGGAGGAGGCCAATATGTTAGTGGTTCGTTAACAGGTAATGTCAATGCTTTAACAATCACCTCACAAACAGCATCTTTAAATTGTTCAGCAGCTAACTTCTTTACTTTAACATTAGTTAGTGGATCTACAACTCACGTTAGTGCCTCTAATTTATTAGCAGGTCAAACAATTAACTTACGAGTAACACAAGCATCATCAGCAACAGGATCAATTTCATTTACTCCTAATATAAAACAAGTATCCGGAAGTGCTTATGTTCCTACAGCAGTAACAAGCTCAGTAGATATAGTAACATTCATAGCATTTGATACTTCAAGTTTATTCTTAAGTAATATTAAAAACTTTATATAATATATGTTTACACCATTTGCATTTGTAAAATCAACAGCTGCTGCTGCGCCTGCTGCTACAGTAGTTACTGCAGGACTTGTAGCTTATTATGATGCAGGTAATGCCTCATCATATCCTGGAACAGGAACTACTTGGACAGATTTAAGTGGTAATGGAAATAATTTAACTTTTTTAGCATCACCAACATTTGTAAGTAGTGGTGCTGCTAGTTATTTTTCAGCAGGAGTAGCCTCTAGAGGAACTAGTAATGGAGGTTCTACAACTAGTATTCCTTCAGGAAATTCAACTATTTCATATGGTGGTTGGATTCAATTTGGAAATATTAGTAGTGTAGGAGCAAGTATACCTTGGGGTCTTGGTATTGATGGTGGTGGTCTTCTTGGAGGAATAGCTTTATTATTTGGTAGAAATTCAACAACATTAGAATTTCAATATGGTAGTGATAATGGACAAGTACAAAAAACAACCACACTTTCAAATAGTACTTGGTACAATTTAATGACAACTGTTGAAAATACAGGTGGTGCTAATAGAACAGTAACTTTATATTTAAATGGTTCTTCATTAGGTTCATCAACTATTTCGAATGGTGAGATATCTACTAGTGATGGTGGTCCTGTTATTTTTAATGGGGGAATAGGTTCAAATGCTGTCACAATTGCATATACTTTTTCTGGAAATAGAGCAGTAATGTATGTTTATAATACAGCTTTAAGTTCAGCTGATGTATTACAAAACTATAATGCTCAAAAATCAAGATATGGCTATTAAACAAAATAATAATATTACTCCACAATTTGATTTTGGTACAACTGAAATCAGAAAAATGTATTTTGGATCAAGTTTAGTTTATGATCCAAGTATACCTATTTCTTCTTATATAAGTGCTTCTGGTGGTACAATTACTACTGATGGTGATTTTAAAGTACATACATTTTCAACTGTTGGTACCTCAAATTTTGTAATCCATCAAATAAGTAATGTTCCTGCAAATAATTCAGTTCAATACTTAATTATTGGTGGAGGTGGTTCAGGTGCTTGCGCCGATCGTTTTACAGCTAATGGTGGTGGGGGTGGTGCTGGTGGAACTGCTCGAACTGGAAGTTTTACAGTTGCTATTGATACTTATGCAGCTATTACTGGAAATAAGGGTGCGTTTGGAGGTTTTGGGAATAATGGAGTTCCTGGTGGAAATAGTTCAATATTTGGAATAACTGCTACTGGTGGTGGAGGTGGAACATATAATGGACCTGGAGGTTCAAATGCTGATTTTTCAGGAGCTTCTCCTGGAGGTGGTGGTGCTGGTGCTGGAGGTAATGCTCCTGGAGATGATGGTGGAGTTGGTATTGCTAGTTCAATTACTGGAACTTCTGTTACTTACGCTAAAGGTGGTAAACGTACTTCTTGTGCAAGTTCAACACAAATTGGTCAGGGAGGTAATGGAGTTGAAGTTGGAGGTAGTTGTAATCCAGCATGTCTTGATTCAGTGAGAGAGGGTATAGTAATATTAAGATATAAATTTCAATAAAATATGCCAATATACTTAGGAAATACAGAAATAGGAAAAGAATTAGTTGGTACTTATCCTTTAGGAAAAATGTATTTAGGTGCTAATCAAGTAAATGATGGAGATAACGGAAGTATTTTTTCAAGTACTTTAATAGGTAATTTTAATACTTGGGATACAACATCATACCCAGGTTCAGGTTCTACTTGGACTAATTTAGATGTTGGAGGTGGTAATATAAATTTAGTAAATTCACCTACATTTACTCAAGAGGGAGGATATTTTCCTACTAATTACTTTACAATGACTACATCAAGTTATGGTTCAGGTAGTTTAACAGGTATTTCTGCCCCAGATAATATATTCATACAAGCTTGGGTATATACTCCAGGAATTAATGATGCTTTAGGATTAATACATTTAGGTAATCCAACTTCTACAGCAGATGATTATTTTGGAATTGGTATTAGAACTAATGGTGATATGGGCATATATTTTAATAATACCCTTTTTAGTTATACTGCTACTAATACACTAAATCAATGGGTTAATATAGCAGCTTTTATTGTTGGAGTTACAACAACATCTACTGTTCAAGCATATGTAAATGGAGTTTCTGTAGGGTCAAATACATTTAGCCCAAGAAAATTTTACCAAGGTAATAATAATATTGTTGTTGGTTCAAGTACAGGTACTTTTAGAGTTGGGCAAGTATTAGTTTCAAATAATATTGCTGATATAGCTAACGATACTAGAGTTTATCAAAATTATTACGCAACTAAACAATATTTTGGATACTAATGGCTAAAGTAAAGTTAGGCACAATAGCTAAATTTAAGCCTAAAACTAAAAAGAAAGGGTCCGCATTTAAACAAAGCGGACCCAAAGCAACACCTACCTCTAAATACAGAGGACAGGGTAAATAATTATTTTTTACGTTTATTAGATTTAGGTTTTCTACCTAAAATTGGTGA